ATAACCCAGTTCTTTGATGTCGTAGGTTTCCGCATCCGTGAAGATCTTCTCCAGGATGAAGTCGTAATCGATCACATTACCGGGCGTCACGTGAATGTAACCCTGCCGCACCCAAACGTCATACGGCACCCGGTCCTCATGGCTCCGTTTGTGCATGGCTTCTTCCGGAAGGAAGAAACGCCGTAAGAGCTGGTATTTGTCATCTTCTGTCGCTGGCGGGAAGAGCAGCATATAAGCCGTGATATCACCTGTGCTGCTTAGGTCCATCGCCGCATAGCAAATCCGGCCACGAAGCCCATCCGGATCCACAGCATCGCCGCACTGATCCCAGTGTTCTCTCGGGATCCATTTCGTCTCAGCCTGTGTCCAGATATTCAGTTCTTTCCGCAGGAAAGCATTCAGCGCGGAGGGCATTTCCTTCGCCCGTTTCGCCTTCTGTCGCATGTCCGCCCACTTCTTCGACACGCCCAGGTTCGGGTTTGCTTTGATCCAGCAGCTCTCATCCTGCCAGTCGTCCCCCTCGATCCCACCGTTCTCGCCTTCCTTGAGATCAAGTGTGTAGATGATCGCAAACCAGGAGTCATCTTGGATAATGCCGCTCAGCACTTTTTCCGAATATTCGTGATGTTCCCAGCAGATCGATTGCCGGTTGAAGCCTGCGGTCGTGATCTCGAAGATCAGTGGCTGCCGTCTGGATCCTGTCGCTGTATCGAGAACGTCATATACCTCGCGTGTCTTGTGCGCGTGGACCTCATCAATGATTGCGCCGTGCACATTCAGCCCGTCCATTGAGTTGTAATCACTGCTCAATGGCTCATATTTGCTGGCCGTGTTCATGATGTAGATGTTGTCCCGGACGATCTCGACTTCTTTGCTGATAGCCGGTGAGCTCTTAGCCATACGTGTGGCTTCGCTGTGAATGATCCTGGCCTGATCTCGTGAAGTAGCCGCCGAATAAACTTCCGCGCCTGGCTCACCATCTGCCAGCTCCAGATATAACCCAGTCCCAGCGCCCTTGGTTGATTTTCCATTCTTACGTGCGACTTCCTCATAGGCGTTACGGAAGCGGCGTGTGCCGTCAGCCTTCAGCCATCCGAAGATATTCGCAATGACGAATTGCTGCCACGGCTCCAGGATCAGGTATTGTCCGGCCCATTCACCCTTGCTATGCTTCAGCAGGGAGAAGAAAGCGATTGCCTTCTGTGCGAGAAGATCATTGAAGAACAGACCTCTCTCTTCTCCGTGCTCAAGATCGTCGACAAAGCGCTGACAAGCCAGCTTGACCCATTTGCAAGCGACCTGCTTCCCACTCAGCACATCATCGGCGTATTGCCGGTAAGTGAACTTAATCACTGCTCTTTATCTCCTTGGTTCTGAGCTTCCTTGACCATAGTGAACAGCTGTTCAGCCAGGCTGCCTTCGCCGTCGTCATCCCGAACGATGGCCATCACTCGCGTCCGTTCCGCGGGTGTCAGCCCGAACTCCGCCAACATCCCCTTCACCTGATCCCATGCCTTGTTCGCAATCTGAAGCCACGGGTTTTGATATGCAAAGCCATTTTCAGAGAGCAGAACTTCATCGCGAGTTTCGAGCTGTCTGTTTGCCCGGATCATTCTGTCATAAGCAATGCACAACATTTCCAAAGCGATCGCGTCACCGGCTGTGAATAATCCGACATCGAGCAATAACTTTCCGAGCGCGCGCCAAAGTTTCTCGCCATCCTCGCGCAGGCTCGCCGGCGGACTCGGCATCCGCCCTGGGATCGGGAACTCTGGCTCGTCCTTGATCATCCGGTCGGCGCGCGCTGTTCCCCGCAGCTCCTTCACCTCCGTCGGCACCGGTTTTCGACCCTTCATGCTGATACCCCCCCCTCCCCCAATTTTGACGGCGCGTGAGCCGGATTGCCGCAACGGTCAAAAGTCACTTCAACGCTGGTGATTAAAACGCCCTTACCCATCTCTTCCTTTCAAATTCACTCGTTCTTACTCCAGTTGTGCCCTGCACGGGCATGGAGGGTGCTGTGACAACTTTTACATAAAGCCTGTAAATTAGAAGGGTGGTCACTTCCTCCTTCTCTTCTGCGCTTTTTATGATGTGCTATCTCCGCTTTATTTCCGCATAATTCGCAATAAGGATGATCTCTGAGGAACGCTTCCCTCACCTTTCGCCACCGGGCGTCATAACCGCGCTGGGCGGGGGTACCTCGGGCCTCATCAATCCGGCGCTCATATTCACGCTGATGTTCCGGACATCTCGACATACCTCTCGCATGCACAAGATTCGGACATCCAGGCTCAGAACATGGGCGGCCGGGCCTATGCGGCATCCTTTACCTCGGGGTGAATTTTCAGTAGTGCATCTAGGATTCTTTCAACCCGGTCCATTCTTTCACTTAGAGTCAATTCCTCGGACACTGGCGGAGCCACCTTCTCCATCAGGGTCGACCCCACATAACCCGCTGCTATGCGATACCAGCCAACCTCGACCCCCAGGATGGGTTCAACCGTACCCGCTTCCAGGTAGCCAACAATCGCACCATCCGGGGTCTTCCTAATCCTGGCTCTCACCGACGCAGTGCACTTGGCATAGAACAGCACACCCTCCGGCATCGGCACCGGCTCCCCGGGATTCACCACGTCCCCAGGATCCGGTTCAACCTCACCAGGCCAATCGAATTTGGAGATTACATCCCACAACTCAGGGAAGCGATCATGCGCATGCGAATACAACCAGAAATTACATCCAGCCAAACCAAGATCTTTGGCTGTCTGCATGAACTCCTGGACCTCGCCAGGAGAAGCCAGCCAGCTCTGCTCAGTAAACGCTGCACCAGTCGGGAAGATCGGCACCTGTGGATACTTTGGTAGGGCAAACTCTGCCACGCATCGCTCCAACTGCGCGCCAGCATTGTGAGACAGGATCCAGTACACTTGGGGCATATTGATATCAACCTGACTAAGGAACTCAGTCCACGGGAATTCAGAATGATATTCAGGGAACCTGAACGAGCTCAAGGCTAGAGGGATCTTCCCTTGAAGCCGATTCTTTAGAATATCCATGTAAATCTGAGCTGAGGATGGTTTGTTCTTGTATTGGCTCTCTGCATTGATGATGAAACCATCAACATCAAGCATTTCTATACGTTGAAGTGCTACGGCTGCTTCAGCCGAGGCGTAGTCTCCATACACAAATTGCCAACCCCACGGCGAGATTCCATAAGCACGTAGTTCATCAACTAATGGCTGAACATAATCCACTGTTTTTTGAGCATCCATGTTGTATGGATAAATTCCATCAGCGATCTTGATCGCCACATGTGAAAGGCCCGCAGCAAAGCAGGCTGCAGCAATCTCTCCCGGATCGTCCTTCTCACCCAGGATCCAGACATACATACCTTTGCCTTTTAGCATTCCTGCTCCTTCTTCTGCTGTTGTTTCAGCTCGTTCAATTCAGTCCGCAATTGATCGATCTCGGCTTGTTGATCGATGATCTTCTGGGCCATTTCGGCATTTTCGATTTTCAGCCGCCTGTTTTCAGCTTCAAGGTTTGCGATACTGGCCTCCTTGGCATCGATCTTGTTCTCCAGCTCTGAAATCCGCTTATCTTTTTCTTCCAGATCCTTCTTGACCTGGGCTTTCAATGCTTCGTATTCTTCATGGAAGGTGTCGATCAATTCCTGTTGCTTATCAAGCATGTCCCCGGCTGCCACGTTGACCATCTGCATCAGCTTGGCCGGCGTCATCACAACGGTCTCATCAGCCTGGACATCCAAAACCTTGATTTCCTTCTCCAGCTTTTTTTGTTCAGATTTTCGTTTCCTGCCGGAGAAGAGAAAAATAAGGAGCGTTGCCAAACCTCCGACCATCCCTCCGATCGGGAGAATGAAACGCTCCAGTATCTCTGCGAATGACATGACTATCTCAAATTACAGGATCCAGGGGATTACCCCTGCCCCTGGTCTTTGAACCCGAGCATCTTCTCCGTGACCTTGGTCAGCAGATCCTTTGCTGTGTCATAAAGGAATGTAGCAAACCAACCCATCAATAGGCCGTAGACCACATAAGAGAAGATCGCCAGAAAGCCATATCCCAGGGAACCGACGCCGGCCTGGTAGCCGCCACCGAAGATCAATCCAAGCCCCATCGAAATGGCGAATTGCGCTTTCCCATGAACGTCAAATTTCTCACCAAGTGCATAAACGAGCCCAATCACCAATAATATGATCGGGATCCCGAATACGGATGCGGATAAGAAATTTTCACTGATCGCAGCCCAGTCAAAATCTACGAAGGTTCCGCCCTCCTGCATCGGTGCAGCAGCAGTGAGCATGAACATCAATGGTGCGATCATTAGCATGGCCGGCAAAACCCGCTTCGATGTTCGCTTCATTAGGATCCGGAAAACCAGCCAAAGAAAAATAAACAATCCGATCAAACCAAATACGATCAACATCTCAATCACCTTTCACTTCAAATCCCGCCGATGTCGGAGGGTTAGAGACATGGAATTAAAACAAAAACGCCCGGACACGGGCTCCATTACTGGAAACCATGTCCGGGCGGCAAACCCCGGCAGGCGCTATTCTGATCTTATCGCCCTAAATGCCTATACGAACAAGGCATAAGGCCAAACTCCTATCATCTTTCAGTATAGCATATGAGATTCCGCCTTGCAAGCAGTAAATACCCTATAAAATCTATGGGGTAAATACTTGACTTCTAGCGTGAATTCCGCTATAATAAAAGAAAACGAACAGGAGTTTGAAGTGAATAACAAAATATGGGCCTCTAAAATTACAGTAGAAAATCTAAACTATGCGATTGCCCAGCATGAATTTCGCGGCAGATATGAGGCTGGAGAAGCATTGAGAAAACTTTTTCCTTTTGATGTTGATGAAGAATATATCAAAAACAAAAAACATCAATGGCAAGAGATTGAAATTGAAGATCAATTAATAAAACAATAAAAAAGGTGAAAAGACAATGTCCAAACAATCAACAAGTTTCTATCTATCTGAACAAGCACATGAAAATATCGAAAATATCACAAAGATCACAGGGGCTAATAAGACAGCAGTAGTTGAAATTGCAATTGGAATTCTCGTTCAAATACTTACAGGAAGCGAAAATATCCAAATAATCATTGATAAATCATCAGCGGCACGTAAACCCGCGGCCGAAAATCCACCTCCAACAGCCCGGCATTCGATGTCCTGATCTGCAGTGACGGATCTCCCAGCAGATTGTAATTCTCGAAGTAACGCCGCGCCATTATGGAGTTTTCTCCATATTCTTTCAGTATCCCCTCTCGGCCGGCCGCCAGTATATCCCAAACCGCATCCACCCCGCCATAATACGCCTCAGCCATTGCCCGTTCAAACACATCATCTGCAAACCAGTAGGTCTCGCTCGATGACCCGATGAACACCACCGCTTTCCCTTCCACCAACCAGGTCTCACCGAAACTTTCCACCGCACCGAAATTCCCGGTATAACAGGCAAAGCTCCACACCACCGCATTTTGAGACTGCACCAGCCCCAGCTCTTCCTGCCGCAGACCCAGCCACCAATCCTCACCGCCGTGGCCCGTATAGGAAACCACAGCTCGGCCGGCATTGATCGTCGCCACCACCACGTCCTGCGGTGTTTCCGGGAGCGCAAAGGTCTCACCGTTTCCGTCTGCCAGGTCCAGCACATAATACTGGGTCTCTGCCACGAAAGGGTATTCTTCAGGTCCGTAATAGGAAAGTAAGATCCCGTCCTGGAATTCATAATGGATCAGCGCCAGGCTCGTGGCCAACACCTGCAAGCTGTTCCTTACCGGCAGTCTGCCAACCGGGATCGTTGGAAGATAGCCAGCATCAATCACCCCGTAATAAAGGTCCGTCACGGTGCCATCCATCCCGGTGAAAGCCGGCACGCTCAGTTCCCCGTTGTCCACGTCCCCAACCAGCAGCACATAATCCGGAGCGATCGCCAGGATCGCCGTCCGCAGCGCTTCTGCGCTTTCCCCCTGGGTCAAAAGCATCCGCACATCATACCCCTGCAGCGTCTTGAGCTCGATCAGCCAGGTCAGCGCACCCTCAAAGCCGGCCGGTGAAACGATCAGGTAAACCTCGCCCGCCTCAGATCGTACATCGATCGGCAGCGCCAGGCTGATGAGCAGCGCAATAAGAAAAACGACTATGGTCTTCCGCACCATTCCATCCTTAAAACAAAAACGCCCGGACACGGGCTCCATTACTGGAAACCATGTCCGGGCGGCAAACCCCGGCAGGCGCTATGCAATTATCGTTCTTTTATTTTATTGCCAAAATTATATGAACTCCAGCTCTTCGTCAATCAATTTTTCATCCCCTTCCTTTTCAATGATCATTTCCATAGGGGCTGTATGATAGCATTTTCTTTTTATCTCAATCGGTCCAAGATCCTTAATATCTGTAAGCACTCTTTGAATGATATTAATATCTTGCTCATTCAGTTCTGGTTGAAATCTCGGGTGAGCTTCGATTGAATAAGACCGCTTTTCATATTTGGATTTTTCCATTATTTCAGTGGTTTCTTTTATTTCATACCACTTCATCTCATTAAGAGCATAATTCAAATCAACGCTGTAAGGTCCCCATTCTTTGCGGACATAGGTGCTTTGGGTCATTGTTTGCGATGTAAACCTGGTAGATTCGACATCGATCAAATATAAAATATTATCAAGTTCGGTTTTACCAAGATTTCGCCTAATTTCAGAAAGAACAAATAAAATAACATGATGAATTTTCTCAGGAAACATGATTGCACCCCTTTCCAGATGAGCATTATCTGGCGCAATCGTATCATGAATCTTCTCGTTCCACAACTCGTTTAAGTAACTTTTCAAGTCGGCGTGAATTCAATGAATAATCGAATGGCTCTCCACAGAGAGCACAATTACCATGAATTTCTCGCATCACCAGTCCCCCAATCTGCAGCAGGACCTCGCCGCCAACCTCGATCGGCTGCCCGATCTCGCTCCCGCATTGGGAACAGTTCACCGTTTCAAGACCGATCTCATAATCATTCTGTTGAGGCAAGGGCTTATTCTCCTGTTAAAGTGCGGAACAAATAAATAATAGTTGGATCCGGCTGGGCGGCTCACAGATAGGTTCACCAATAAACCGCCGCCCAGCCTTCACCTTGAGGGAGTGTGGGACAAGCTGAGAGGCTTCAAACCTCATCAGCGATGTGTCAAGCCTCATGAGAGGCGGACTGAATTACATTGGCCTTGCCCGATCCGGACCATCAGGCCGGCCATGTCTGCAGCTTAACCGCAACGCTTCGCCAGGGCTTTCAGCGCCCATCCGGTGGCATACAAACTAATATCGTCTCTGGCCGCCAGGCTGTGATCCGATCAGGATCCTTCTTACCAGTAAATTTCGTCTCACAGCTCCACGTCTGGAGCACCTGGCGGCACTCTCAATGGTTCTAGTTGCGGGTGCTGGAGTCGAACCAGCTATCTCCGGATTATGAGACCGGCGTGTCAACCGTTTCACTCACCCGCAAAGTATGACTGTGAAGCGACGTCAGGTCGCCTCACCTACCGGACAATCTATCTCCATAAAATGCACTGGTCCCACAGAAAACGGGTCATGCCGAATTGCAGTTTCAACAGCCTTCTTGGCAATCTCAACGGGATCATCATCGCCGCGCTGAAGCATGGCATCCATTGCGCCAATGGCATAATACTGGCCCGATCCGATGGCCTCATAATTATCCGAATGCTCCGCAATTTGGAAATCTACATCGAATTCAAATAGACGCCCGTCGTAATAAACGATGAAACTGCTCCTGCACCATTCATCATCTTTATTGGCTTTTTCACTCAGCAAGGCGGATTTGATCGCATTCGCCAGGCGGTACATATAATGCTCGACGGATTCAGCATGTTCTAAGGTTGGGATGGTCAGTCCAAATTCAACGATCTGCTGTTCTCGGACTGAACCGGCATTTCCAATCACTATCCCGTTCGAGGTTTTGAAAAATTTTCCATGATTATAAAGATGAATTCGATAATCAGTTGATGCAGCCGAATCGGATGCAAAAACAACCTTGTTCTTCAGTTTCAATGCCAATGTCGTTGTCATTCGTTCTCCATTTTTGAATTCTTACTCCCAAACCTTGCATGCCGGCCGCTCTCGATCTCTTCATTCACCAGCCGGTTGAATTCGATCATCAATTCAGCTCTTCTTGCTTTGTCTTTCCTTGCCTTTAATGTTGTAGATATCTTCAATTCCGTAACTGAAAAATCCACACCTGTACCAACATATTTGATCGCCTGGCTAATATCAGCAAGCGAGAACTTCAATTCCTCAAGCTGTTCGATCGTTAATTCAGTATCCTTTGCCATTTCCAGCCTCTTCCTAGTCGTCGAACTTAAAATGCTTATATAAATAATCAGCTGGTATCGGCTGCTCTTCAACCTGGGTGAAAGCCACTGGATCTTCCCGGATGGCTTTGAGCCACTCCTCAGCATGTTCATGGACCTTGAACTGCATCACTGTTCTCCCGCAGACCTTGAGAGCAAAAAACTTATGATTTTCTTCCTGTTGGTCTGTCACGGGTCATTTCCTTTCGGATGCCGGCTGTCAGAGACCGGCACCCATTGTTAAGGAGAGAAAAAGTTGCATCAAATGATGCCGGTGGGGCGGGATTCCAAAGCATGAGATCGACCGGCGATCTCCCCGCCCCTGTTTTGTTTTGAATATCGGCCAGTTTTTTAACCTTAGATACAAGCCCGAAACATTCTCCTTTCAGAAAACTATTGGATGTCAATCTATTCGGTCTGGCCGGTATATCCGGTATTATCCTTCCCCATGCATGCGGGGGGTTAGGGGGGACTTCCTCAAACCTTGATCTTCCTTTCCCGATAAGCCTTCTTCAAATCCAGATAGCGCCGCCTGGCACCAGTGGCCACGTGCATACCCATGATCATTGCACCGCCTTGGCTGTTCCTGCGCTTCTTCGGGGTCCGTTTCGCATTAATGAATACCCGGGTTCCGTTTGGATCATATCCTGCCATCTTCCGCAGCTTTTTCGCCTTTTTACCATTCACGAGGAGCCCCCGATTACTTCATGCTCCACTTCAATACCTCGTAATATTGGCTCTCCAACGCATTCTTCCATGATGCCGGCTGGGATATGCGGCAGCTCGTTGATGTTTACCGGGATGATCGACCGTACGAAGTGATACACTTCCTTGGGCTCGATTTTCAGGATCCGGCTGAATATAGCGCTTTGCTCTTCCAATCTGTATATCAGCCGCTTGGCGACTAGCCGGGATCCTATGCAGATATCCGCATATTCATCTTCTGGATGCAGTCGCGATTCAGCACGTCCGCCGACTACATCAATACCGTGAAAGTCATTTGGAATGAAAATCATCAAAATTCCCTTTGACCCCTTCACGCTATGCTCGAATCTGAAAAGCAGGTCCACGTCATCAACCTTCAAATGCAGTTCCTTTGTTGGAATGTATTCGATCTCACCGAATGCGCTCCGAATGATCCTAGACTCCGGCAGGCGATAGCCCATTGTTTTCCCCATGCTCTCTACTCCTATTCTCAATTTCTTTATTCAATGATCTTTCAACCTGGCTGCCGGCTCGGATCACCCAAAACTTCACACCGCAATCCTGGCACTGCACAAGTTCGTAATGGTCGAACATTGTTTTGAATTCGTCCAGCTTCGATCGATGATTATGCGGACATGTCGTGATCTGCAAAGCCCGCTCCTGGATCACATGCTCAAGGTCCAGCGCCATCACTTCACCTCCAGCGGCGCACCGCATTGCCGGCAATCGCAACTGTCCCAATCTTTCGGCTGCGGCATCCGGCAATATGAGCAGATAACTCTGTTTTCGGAGATAATTGGTAACTCTGGTCGTTTCGTTGTTGGATCCGGCCGAGTACCTAATGGCAATTCCGTTGATTTCAGAAGGATCGTGATGATGAAAAGAACAATGAGCACAATACCTGGAATTGCGACAATTATCCAATTACCCATCACTTCACCCCCGCCGATTCCGTCTTATAATTACCCCATCCACCAAAAACGAAAGGGGATAATATGGACGAGATCAAGAAGCTCAGAAAACATGTCAACTGGCTCTTCGTGATCGCTGGGTTTGAATTGGGCTGTATCATTTTCATCGTCTATTTTCTGATCAGATATTGAAAGGGGTTATCATGCATAAAAATACCAAAATTATGATTACTGCTTTTAGCGTTCTAGCCTTTTCAGCGCTATGCATCGGATTCATACTCATGGATAAAGCTGAAGATCAATTCGTAAAACCAACTCCCTTTGTCATTGGCGATTTCATTACAACAAAACAATCTGTCGTCATGCTCAATCCCGATTATTATGATGCTGATCATACAAACATAATCCTGGGATCCAATTATCCTGTTTTTGTATCTTCAAATTTTGATCACCTTTTCTGCAAGGAAGCAACCTATCATGAATCATTATTTGACGAAGGTGACATGATATGTTCAATTAGGTTCGATAAAAATGAACGAACCTATGAAGGTTGGATTCTCCAGTCCGAAATTGAGGAATGGCATCAACCTTAAAATTTATAGAACAAATATTCGATTCTGTGTTATAATACGATTCGGGTCGGGGAAACAATATAGCTCCCTGTTCAATTGGTGGCGGTAACTGATGGACATAGTATATATCAAACGGGATTCAATTGTCAAGTCATTTTCTTGAATCCAATATTATGAAGCTAGCTTGACAATAAAAAAGTTTTGTTGTACTATGTTCCTATGACGTTATCACTCACAACTGGACGAGGAGAATCCATAATGCTTGGATCAGGGACCTTTCGCTTGAAAGGCAGTTCCCTCTTGTCCAAAGCGGAAGAGAATGGCATCGAAAATCGTCATCAATTAAGTATGGCCTCTGGAATTTCACCTCAAACAATCTATAGTATTTTTGAAGGTGATCCCATGATGAAAATCGATTTGAGAGTCCTTGCTAAGCTCTTAATCAAAGGTGTCGGATTTACACCTGAGGAATTAGAGAACGTCAGATTCGGCGATATTTTTGAATATATCGATGAGAACAAGATGGGAACTGCTGATTAAACAGTAAGACCCCACTTTCGTGAGGTCTTCTGGGAAGGCAGATCCCTTGCGTTCACCACCAACCATACCCTGCAGTTACCGCCAAGCAACGAAACAGGGATGCACATGGAATAAACCATAATGCCTATTAAATTTCGCTATCAGCTGAACAGGTTCTTCACATCCAATCGGGTGTGACGCGCCTGTTTTTTGCACCTTAACAACTGAATAGCTTTACCGAACCATTTGGGGTTCGGTGTTCAAGGTTTCCAGGTGACCCTCCGGAGACTCGAACTCCGAACCAATTGATTAAGAGTCAACTGCTCTACCA